AAAAGCCGCCACGACACGGGAGTCGCTCACCGAAGTTGCGCATATAAATGCGCCCCTGGGGCAGCGTGGTGGCGGGCTCCAGCAGCAGGCGTTTCATGGATTGGTTGCTGACATAGGCGCCGGCTTTCGCCATAGTCCGCCAGTCCGCGCTGGCGAAGTTGCCGGCGTTGGCGCTGTCGCCGAGTGTGCCGATGCGGTTGGTGATGGCGTTGGACAGGATCGGCGCCCCGCTAGTCGGAGTGCTGGCATCGAGATAGGCATCTACAAATGCCCAGGCGGACTCCGCCTGAGTGTTGAATGACGATAGTTTGAATCGGCCATCCATCAGCAGAAATCCATCCTGCCATTCCCAAACATTGCCGACCAAATCCGCGATGCCGCTGACCGCGTTGTTGTGCGCAGCGGCGGGGCCAAGCGAACCGGTTTTCGTGCTGCCATTGCCGGAGGCGTCACCCGGCGCACGGCCGTCGGCGCGATCACCAATCAACCATGTTTTGGCGTGACTGCGCCCCCAGTTGGTATTGCCAATGGGCTCATAACCATTGGCCATGCACCACAACGCAATAGCGGCCCACTCGTGAGCGGTCATCAAGTGCCAGCCTGCGCCTTTTGCACTACAGGCGTTGCGGGCGGCGGTGTGATCGAGCGAGACGCGGGGATCTTGCCGCGGCGCGCTGACCGCGCCGGAACCAGAGGCAAGATACGCGCCGATAAATATCTCGCCCTTAATGCTGCCAGTGCCCACATCGAACGCCGTTATATCGCCTGCGCCCATGTCAGTTGTCATGCCAATATCGGCATAGGTAAAGCGCGGCAGCACAAACATCACATTGGCGTTACCTGCGGCATCTTAGATGACCGTTTGCTGCCCGCCGCTGGCGCGCTCGACGGCGCGGCGCTCTGCGTCCTGAATAGCCGGCCCATTGGTGCGCATGATGGCGGATGATCCCGCCTCGGCATTGATGCTAGCAGCAGACGCTGCGGCTTTGTCGGCTTCCACTTTGGCCCTCCCCACCTCCGCTGCTATTTGCTGAGTTAGGGGAGCATGTGCAAAAGAGTCATTGTTATGTTCAACAATAAGTGAATTATCTCCGATATACCATCCCATAGTTATACATCCTCACGCACGTTGATTTCACCATCGTTAATTGTGGATACTGCCCAGGCTCCCGGATCCGATGCGAGATTGGTCGCAACGTCCAGCACTCTAGCGACACGACAATCAGTGAGGAGCGCCGCCTGTGACGTGGCGAGACGTAGACAATCACACGTGAGATTTTGGATGTTAAGTTTCGTACCGGCGGCAATACCGCTGGCAGCATACAAATTGGTTGCAACACCTTTGACAAGTGTAACGTTCGGCATGGTCGGCACTCCTTGGTTAAGTACTGACTATAATACAACAGTGGAGCCCTAGGGCTCCACTTCTATCAAATCGCCCGAGGCGATCATGTGATGGACGAACGGAAAGTCCGGTACTTCAACCGGGGCACCATCCGGGTCAATGCGATACGTCTCGCCCTTCCCGTACCCCATCACCGTGACGATCCGCCGTGTGGCTTTAACCAGCATTAGCCGTCACCGCGTCAATCTCGGCGCGCAGACGCTTCGCTGACCAGCGTTTGCTGACCTCGATGCCCAGCATTTCACACTGTGACAGCAGTGCTGTCTTATCCTCGCCCGTGTCGTCGTCCTGGTCGTCTGCCTCGCCTTCAACCACTAGTTCGCCCTTAGCGACCGCACCCTGCACCAGACCGCACTCAATGGCTTCCTTCGGTACGTTAAGCAGGACTTCACCGGGTGGCAGCAAACCGTCCAGATCGTTCATGAAGGGAATGATGTAGGCGCGTTTCGATGTGTTGCGAATTGATTGCATGATGTACGTTTCCTCTCGTTGGTCTGACGTGCTTGTCAAGTGTATCACAGTGGGTCGGAATAAAAAGCCCTCCGAAGAGGGCTTGGTCGTTACACGGAGGAATTAAAACGCATCCAGATAGATGGCCGACAGCGGGTAACGGAACTCGGTGCCGGAAATCTTGTACTCAGCCGGGACGGTGATGCCCAGACCGTGCAACTGTGGGGCCAGCAGACGGAAGGGGATCGGCTTGGCCAGGGCCTGGTTACGATCATTCTTTTCGTAGATGACCACACGATCCTTGGCGCCAGCACCTTCACCAGCCGCGATACGCTCGGCGGATGACAGTTGGAAACGTACCTCGATGCGGATCGGCTGACCGGTTTGTAGCGTGGCGGCGTTGTTTAACTGGAAGTGTTCCATCACGGTGCGGTCGGTGTAACCGGACATCAGTTTGCCGTTCATCAGCTTCCACAGATCCGGGAACATCAGTACGGTGTTCGGGATGTGGAAATACTTAGACAGCTTCATGACCGTGAAAATCGGGTCATTCACCGCGTCGAACAGCTCTTGACCAGTCATGGCGCTGTAAGCCTTGGTCGGGCTGGTGATGGTCACGTTTGAGTTGTTGAACAGACCGGCCATGCCGCGAGCGGCATCACCGAAGTACGCGACGCGCTGGGAATGTTCCTCAGAACCACGGTACGCCAGCTCGGCCTGCATCGAGTCGATCGGCATGTTCTGGGCGCTGGTGGTGCGCAACTCGTCCAGGCTGTAATGACATTCAACGCCAGCATAACCCAGTTCAACTTTGTGCAGTTGTGCGGATTGAGCGACACGCGGCAGATCGGAAGCGTTGGCGCCGATGAACTTGCCCATGGTGACGCCGTCATAGGAACGATAGTTCCAGTGGGTTGCGTATTCCGGGATGTCAGTGGCGAGACCGATGTCCTTCAGATAGGTGATGTCTGCATACGGTACGGCATACAGACGAGTTTCCAGACCGGCCAACTGGCTGATATAGAACGCTGCACCGCCGTCGGCATCAGTCACCATTTCAGGCACTTGAACCTGACGAGCGTCACCGATGTACTTGGTCAGCCACGGGTTACCCGCCAGAGTTTTTTCGTCAATTGTTACAATCTTCGGCATGGTCATTAACCCCCAACCACGAGTGACAGTTTAGCCAGGTTGCCGGAAGTTGCACCGGTCAGGAACTTGGCACCAGTAATCGCAACGGCGTCGTTCGCACCGGCAGTCTTTTTGAAGTCGCCGGGATAGGTCGCGTTGATGATCATACAAGCGGGATCGCCAGGGGCGACGGTTTCGCGCACAGTTACCCAGATGGTGCCAGCGGTCAATACGCTGAAACCCTTGCCAGGAACTGCACCGAATACGTCGCCGGTGTTGTAGGCGCGGTTCAGTTCACGGACGGCCACACCAACGAACATTGCGGCAGTGGTGGTGGTGGCAATGGTGCCGATGCCGGTCTCGGTGTTAGTGGTGGTATCACGCACCACACCTTTACCGTAAGGGACGGTGGCGGCGGTGATGTTGGTCTTGGTCACGATATTCGAGACCTGATCGTCTGCGACCATACCGGCAAATGCGTTGCCGTGGTTCAGACCGTAGCCGGTTGAAGTAATTGCCATCGGTTAAACTCCTGCTTTGCCGGATTGACGGAGGATCGCTTCCTGTGCGCGGCTCAGTACCGGTGCAGCAGGTTGGGCGGGTTGGTTCACACCGGCAGCATCCTGGGCCAGTTTGGCCAGTTGTGCGGCGGTGTCAGTGGTATGTGCCGGTTCGTCGGCGGTGGTCAGCATGTCGAACGCGGCTTGGACGTACGCCGGGGACTTATCAGACCAATCCAGTTTCGGACGCTTGGCGGCCAGGGCAGTACGCATGATTTCCACAGTGTCCATGCTTGCACAGGTGAATGAGTCACCAACGACGCGCTTTGCGGCAGCAGTTACTGTGGCGATAGCGGCCACACGTTCAGCGATGGCAGAGTCGCACGATTTGGATTTCTCCGCTTCGAGTTCTTCTTCCATGGCTTCCTTTTCTGCTTCGGCTTTGTCGGCCTTGGCTTCGGCGTCTGCGACGCGCTGGGTCAGTCGCTCGATGGTGTCAGATACGAGCAATGCGGTTGCTTCGTCCTGCACTTCGACCGAACGACCGGAGTCGAGCACAATTTTATGCACGATAGGTTTCTCCTGTGAGTGGTCAAAAATTCGGGCGTTGCTGCCCGCTCTTGCTCTATCCACCAACGCGACATGGTTTACCTTGATGTCACGTTGGACGAATTCGTAGGGTGTGCCGTCCGGGGCAATCCCGGCCACCTGGTCATAAACAGCCGTGTACCCGGCAGACAGCTCACATTTACCGCGACTGATTGCGTCGATGGCGCGTTGGTCCTTGACGATTAAATCGCATACGGTGAACTCACCGTCACGACGCGCAGCACCACGGACAACACCGACGGACGTTTTCGAGTAGTTTTT